CGAAAGCGTGGTTTTAATGCTACTGCTAACTAGTACCTCAGATGAAATTCGTTTGATTACTTCGGCTGCGGGAGATATCGACACTCACGCGTCGTATATGGATTATAACGGTAGTGTAGTTACGCCCGGTCGAGAGAACAACGCTGCTATCGTTACTCCGACGACAACGGACATTGTTGACTCTCCCGCTTCAGGTACATATCGTAATGTCAAAGAAATGCATATTGCGAATGTTCATGCCTCTGTCGCTAACACTGTCACTGTTCAGCACTTCGATGGTACTAACACTGTCGATCTAGAAACAGTGACCTTGCTTGCCGGTGAGCGTCTTAGCTATATCGACGGTAGAGGCTTTCGGGTTATTGATGCGAACGGCATCGTCAAGGAACCCACGGCTGTTGTCTATGTTCAGCGTCTCGCCTCTGATGTTACTATTGGATCAACAACTGCTGCGGAAGTTACCGGACTCTCGATGGGTACGACGGTTGGCACATTCATCTTTGAATACTTCCTACGCTTCCGTTCTGCCACTCTGACAGTTGGCCCGAAGTTGTCAGTTAACTACGATGGTACGGTTACATCGTTCAACTACATCATTCAGCATTTGCAGGTTAACACTGCTGACTCCCTAGGCGCGATGGATCAGGATGCTACCACTACTCAGGTTATGGGTGGTTTGGCTGCTCGCGTTAAAACCACCACAGGTAACCTCATTCATACTGTTGGTGTAGACACAATCAATGCAGACATTCTCATTCTGATTTCGGGATTGGCTGTTGTCACCGTTGCGGGTAACTTTGAGCTGTGGCATGGGTCGGAGACTGCGACGAATACCTCTATTATGGCCGATTCGTCGCTTCGTTTGACTAAGGTGTAAATGGACGGTTCACTACTTCCGTTAGCGTGGTTCGATCCTGACCTTATCGAGTCGTCTGTTGGTACGACTTACAACGACGCCGCAACTGTTTATGTTGATATAATCCCTAGCGGTACAGAAGCGGCCGCTTTCGTTGATAGCGCGACTATTCGTGTAACCGTTACACCTTCTGGCACTGAGTTCCGTGAGAGTGCTGACAGTGCTACTGTACCTGTACTGATTACTCCATCAGGTACGGAAGTCCATGCTAAACAATATTCGGATGCTGCAACAGTTCCTATTACTATTACGCCTAGTGGTACAGAACAACGTGAAAGCGCAGATACGAATATTGTATACGTTGACATAGTTCCATCCGGCGCTGACACATTACAGGCGGTAGAGACTAATACCGTTCGCGTGACCATTACGCCTAGTGGCGCGGAAGAACGCACGGTATTCGACAGCGCTACTGTTTATTTCGACATTACACCTTCAGGCACAGAAGTTCATGCTAAACAGTATGATGACGCTGCCACAGTTTATGTAGACATATCGGCTTCGGGCACTGAGGAACGTACGGCCTCGGATAGCGGTACGATTCCTATACTCATTACACTGTCCGGTAGTGACGTATTGGCTGCTGCTGACAGCGCCACAGTGCCCGTCCTAATTACGCCTTCAGGAACCGAAAACGCGCAGTTCACAGATACCGCCACTATACGGGTACTAATCACACCTAGCGGTGCTGATACTATTCAGGCTGTTGAGTCAGCTCCAATTTATTTCAAGATAACGCCTTCTAGCGTAGATGAACTAGTTGCTGTTGACAGTGCGACTGTTCGCGTTAGCATTACTCCGAGCGGCATCGAATTCCGCGAGAGTACCGATACTAATACGGTTTACTTCGATATTGTGCCTTCAGGCACAGATGAGCATACCACTGCTTCTGGCTTTACCGATGCAGCTACTATCACCGTACAGATTACACCGTCAGGAGTTGACACACTTGCCGCAGTCGATGCAGCTACGATTGTTTTACGTATTTCCCCCTCAACAAGCGATGAAGCATTCTACAACGACTCCGCTCAAGTCAGGTATACAATTGAACCTTCCGGAGTCGAACAGCGAACAGCGTTCGACAGCGCTACGATTGAATACCACATTACACCGTCAGGAACTGAAGTCCAGGTTACTGAAGGTGACACCGGAACAGTCTACGTTGTTCTAACACCTTCAGGTGTTGAAACACTGCATATAGTTGATAGCGCGATCATCCCTGTCAAGATTACGCCAAGCGGTACAGATCAGCAGCTAGGCGCACTACAGGACGAAGCTACGATCTACGTCAATATCCGTGTGGTCATACTGTATGAACTGACCGCTGTAATGTTCAAGCGTTGGCGGATTGGTACAACGGTTAGACGTTTCGATACTACGCATTTCGGTAGAATGCGCGCTCAGATTGCAGAGAGGTTTAAGGAGGTTATACATCAGTGAGTCATGTAGAGATTACTAGAGGTAGCATCGAAACGTTGCTCGTTGACATTGACGATTCGTTGGGTAACCTCACTACGCTTGTTGGAGCAGGATGCGTCTTCGACGTTAAAGAGAAGTCGAGTGGTACAGCCAAGATGAGTAACGTTGCGATTCAGACTTTCGTTGATGAGCCTATGCGAGCAGGTTGTCGTATCGACACTACGCTCGGAGGACTTTGGAATCCCGTTAAGCATCTATTGTACGTTAAGTTCACTGCCAACCCGGATGCTCCTATCTTGGGTGGGATGGAGTTCAGTGTCAACCCTTAAAGGTCGCAGATTACCGGTTGTAAACGATAAGATTACTATGCCAGAACAGCCTGGTGATTATTGTGGGCCAGTTACAGGTTATACAGGTGATAAACCCGCTGTGTTCTTTTTGAAGCCTCATGCTCGTAATCCTGAAACCCCACCAAGAGGTAAGAGCGTTCAACACGTTGTCTCACCTCCACACGTTTTTACAGAGGAAGACGATGGAACTTTAACGATATCTGCTTCTATAGCTGATACTGCGGGAGCGAGCACAGAATCCGATGGTTGGCATGGATTTCTTGAACGAGGGATTTGGAGACAAGTATGAGTACGGTTACTGAAAGCATTATTGATCGAGACGTTCTGTTTGAGCGTATCGAGTACACGCCACATAGCGACGAACAGTGGCAGATTCATAATAGTACAGCTAGGTTCTGTATCCCCTGCTGTGGACGCCGTTTCGGTAAGAGCCAGGCAACCGGTCATAAGATGACTGAGAAGATGTTTGTGCCTGAGACGATGAACTGGATTGTTGGGCCTACGTACAAGCTAGGTGAAAAAGAGTTTCGTGTCGTTTGGGACGACTTTAAACGATTGAACCTTCTGGACAAGTGCAGGAAGGCGTACAACAAAGTGCAGGGTAACATGTTCATTCAGACTCCGTGGGATTCAAGACTTGAAGTGGTATCTGCTGAAAAGCAGGAAAGTCTCGTCGGTGAAGGTCTAAACCACGTCATCATGTCTGAGGCTGCTAAGCACAAGATGAGTACGTGGCAGATGTACATTGAGCCTGCACTATCAGATCGTCGCGGCAGTGCTGACTTTCCAAGTACGCCACAAGGGTTTAACTGGTACAAGGGTCTATTCGATATGGGCAAGCATCCGGGCTTTCCTGAGTATAACTCATGGAGATTTCCTACTTGGACTAATACGGCTATGTTCCCCGAAGGCGAAGACGACCCTGAAATGATCCGTATTAAGTCGCAAGTGTCGGAGCAGTATTGGCTACAGGAATACGCTGCTGAGTTCACTACCTTCGCTGGACAGATTTATCCTGAGTTCAATGAAGAAGTGCATTTGCGCGATTTGCCGTATCAACCTGCTTGGCGCAACTATCAGGCATGGGACTTCGGATTCAACGACCCCACAGTTGTTCTCGATATCATGGTCGATCCCGAGGATAACGTTCATGTGTGGCGTGAGTATCAAGTCAGTGGTAAGTCCACATGGGAGCATGGATGGATTATCAAGAATAGAGAGAATCCCGACGGTTACCATGTTGACGCCATGTTTGCCGATCCGCGCGGTGCAGATCAGATTGCAACGCTAGAGCTGGTTCTAGGGCATCTATACGCTGAGGACGTTCCGTGGGCTAGTGGTGTGGAGGCAGTTAAGCGTTGGCTTAAGCCGCAGGACGGCGGTGTGCCTAAGCTGTTCATCAATTCGTCGTGTATTCACCTTATCCGTCAGTTGAAGCAGTTGCGGTCGAAAGACCTTAAAGAAGATCGTAACGAGCGTCCGGGTCAGCACGACCATGACGACCACGGCCCTGATGCACTGCGTTACTTCTTTAACCATTTTGTTGTACTTGGACAGGGCATAACACTTGAGTCCGTGTATTCTGGCGAATATGCGAAGACAGAGGCCGCAGGGTTTTTCACGTACTCTACTGGTATCAGTCTCAATGACAGGATTGGGTTCTAATGGCTCCTAAGATCAGATTACGGCCAGAGCCTCGCAAACAGGTTACAGGCACTACCTACGAAAGCAAGCCTGCGGAGACTCCGAAGCCTGCGAGCTATAGTGAGATCGGTTCGCAGACTTCCAGCCCTATCAGGGATATCGTTCCTGAGCTTGCTACACGCTTTTCACAGACTCAGACTTACAAGAAGATGGTTAGGTCTGACGCATCTGTTAGATCGAGTTTGCGTGCTGGCAAGGCTCCGATCCTTGGAGCTGACTTCTACGTTCAGCCTTTTGACGAGAGTGAAGAAGCTAATGTTATTAGTGAGTTCATCTCGTTCAACCTGTTTAGCGCTCCTACCGTTCCTTGGCTTAAGAACCTCTCTTACGCTCTAACAGCGTTGGAACAGGGTAGTGCTGTTTTTGAGCCTGTGTATGAATTGCGCGAGTGGGCGCCTAAGCTGTCGCAACCCACAGCTAACCGTAAGAAGTACACTATGCTTCGTAAGCTAGGTTTTAGGCCGGCTAGCACTATTAAGGGTTTCAACTACGACGATAACGGTGGGCCACTGAGTATTACGCAGAATGCGATTGATAAGAACGGTAAGACCAAAGAAGTTGAAATCCCTATCGAGAAGCTTGTTATCTTCACGTTTGAAGGTGACGATGGTGGTCTTGAAGGTGAGAGCATTCTGAGGTCTAGCTATCAGAACTGGTTTTACAAGAATACACTGTATAAGATTGATGCCATTCAGAAAGAACGTCACGGTATCGGTATCCCCGATATTGAGATTATGGCAGGTGCTAGCGCCGCCGACAAGACTATCGCTCACAAGATGGGACGTAACCTTCGTACCAACGAGTTCAGTTACATCGTCCGTCCACCTAGTCTTAAGGTGGGATTCGCTAAGCCAGAGGGCAATTTGGTTAACGCCCTTGAATCCGCGAACCACCACGACAACATGATTATGAAGAATATCCTCGTTCAGTTCCTCAATATGGGTCTAGAGGGATCGGGCGGTGGTAGAGCTACAGGTGCTACCGCAGCGGATATCTTTATGAAGGCTATGAGCTACATTGCTAACATGTGGTGTGATTCGCTTAACCTGTACTTGATTCCTAGGCTGGTTGCATACAACTTCCAGTCTGACAAGTTTCCGCGTCTTAGCGTTAAGAACATCGGTGAGACTAAAGACTTCCAGATGTGGACTGCCGGACTTAGGAACCTTGCCGATGCTGGACTGCTTACGTGGGACTTTCCGCTTGAACAGTATATCCGTCGCACCGCTGACGTTCCTCAGAGGCTTACTGAGCCTACGCCAGAGGAAAGAGGCATTACCAGTCAGGAACCGGAGGCCGACGCTAATCTGAACGGTAATTCAGGCGGCGATGGTGCCAGAGGCGAAACAACTGGCAATGTCGGTAAGTCTGATATAGGAGGTACTTAATGCCTTGGGTCGTTAAGAAGAAAGGTAGTCAGTTCTGTGTCGTGCAGGATAACGGCACCGAAGTTGCCTGCCATGATAAGCGTCAGGATGCTCTTAGACAGATGAGAGCACTTTACGCTAACACCAAGGAATTTTCTGATGCGGTCGTTCTAAACGATAGTCTCAACATGATGATTCCTCTTCGGTTTAGCGAAAGCGAAGTCGAAGGCAATAAGATTCGTAAGTGGATTCAGGCTTTCCCTTATGGTAGTTGGGATCATCCCATGTATGGCATGAGCTTCTTTGCTCAGCACAATGCCAAGAACATGGCAGACAACTTCAACAAGGGTGTTCATGGTACTCAGACGCTTACTACCGATTACGAGCATGGGCTTGATCCTTCTAGGGGTACTATTGCTAGCGGGACTATCTTGGATATGGAAGCCCGTGAAGATGGTATGTGGTGGTTCGTTGAGTTTACGCCTAAAGCTACTGAAGAAATCAAGAATGGTGAGTGGCAATACTTCTCTCCCGAATACCATGACTTTTGGGAGAACCCGATGGATCAAACGATCTACGCCGATGTAGCAAGAGGCGGCGCACTTACCAATAAACCTTGGGTTAAGGGCATGATGCCTATTAACCTTTCGGAGATTCTCGTAGAGAAAGGAGTGCTTAATAGAGACGAAGCAACTGGTGAGGTTGCATGGGAGGAACACCATGATCCCGACCAAGACCCGCATTTGCAACCTAAGCCCGATGACGAACGTGGTGGGGAAAGCGGTAGTAGACTACCTCCGCCCCCTCCGCTGATTGGCGATCCCGACAACGATATGGAGGCTAGTGTGGAAGTCACGGCTGCTATGCTTGCCGCTCTAGGACTTCCCGAAGAGGCTACTCAGGAGCAAATCGAGCAGGCTGTGACTGACATGGCTACTGAGATTACTCCGCTTCGGGAGGCACAGGCGGCTAGTGAGACTGAGAAGCAGTTTAGCGATAAGTTCCCCGAGCAGGCTAAGAAGCTTGCGGAGCAGGAAGCTGAGCTTAACAGGCTTAAGCTGAAGGACAATGAGCGCGACGCTGAACTGTTCGGTAAGAGCTTTAGTGAGTTCGTAGTGAAGATTGGTGAAGGCGACGACGCTACTGAGGTTAAGAAGGGCTTTAGCGCCCTCGTCTGTGACCAGCTTACTGAGAT